AAAATCTTCAAGGCTGACCCGCAGTAGGTCTTCGTTATAAAGACAGTTGTAAGCGCGTCGGCTCCACCAGATATCTTTCATTACTTTAGGCGGCGAGGGCCGTGATGCGCGGGCTGCTTCCCACAAAGCTTTCTTATCTATCTTTGCTACAATCTGCCTGACACGCTCGCGCGTGATACCATATTCATCTGCCACAGATTGCAGGGTACGTTTTTCTACCACACGCTTGTGGTAAACTTCTTCATTACGCGCCGTGTTCTTCATCGGTAATATCCTCTATGCTGCCCATTAGCTTTACAAAAATAGGGGTTTCGTCGCCAACCCAAGCGTCTACGACATTGAAGTACATAAACTCCACTGCTTCGTCGAACTCCATGCGGTCACGTTCGCATAGGACCGCGACACATCTATCAAAGTCGTAGGCGATTATATCCGGCTGGCCGCTTCTGCTTGCCACACCAATAAACGCATCATTAAAACCATCTGCTTTTAACATTAGAAAGGTGCCTCCGATTGTCCCCCGCCAAAGCTGGGTGTTGCAAATTCAATTTCCGCTGTGTCGAAAGAAGGTATTTGCCAGACTCTAACGGGTCTGCCTTTAATTTTAATTACCGTACTTTCTCCGCCACGATCCCGTAGACGTTGAGCTATCTTATGAGCCTTGTACTCAAAGAACTTGTTACGCTTTAGGAAGTTTTCAAAATCTTTTAGCCGGAACAACGTGACTCCTGCCTCGTCGTCAGTCCAAGGCCGCTTGAGCAGGATTTCTTCTTTGTCGTTCGCTTTTTGTAGATGGACGCAAAACTCTTCTAAGTAATCGTAGAACTGGCCGCTAATGCTGGCGTCTTCTGCAACCTCTATGATGGCGCTTTCGTTGTCGCTCATCTCCGACAAAAGACCGCCAATGCGCCCTTCCCATACAGGCTTGGCTACACTGCGCGGCATAAAGTTTAGCTGCTCCATACAAGCCTTCTGAAATACGGGCTGACTCATTAGAGCTTCGGTATCTAATTCTAACGGCTCTCCGTTTACGTCCAAGAACCACACGGGCGGGTTGGAATTATACTTACGCAAATTAGCTATAGAAGCGCCAAGGGCCGCGGCCCCGATGCCGTGTTTTCTGGTCTGGCAAAGCTCTTTATTACAATGTGAACTAATCGGCGCGTCAGAGCACTTATAAGCATAGTCCTTTCGGTCTAGCTGCTTTGCCACAATATTGACCTCGCTCAACGGTAACGGCGGATCTAAATACGTCATATTGTAAGTAAGTAGTTCTGACTCGTAACTGTCGGGGTATGCCTTCTTTAGGTATACGCCCAGATTAAAAAGACCGTTGTTACGCCCACCTTCAGATATCTTGCTCTTAGCCAAAATCTGCAAGCAGGGCGGCCCGTCTTTTATCGGAGTGCTCTCCTGTTGCTCGTCTAGCTGAAGTGTTATTATCTGTTCGGGTGTTTGCTTATACGTTTCATGTAAATCAAAAAACTCCTGCAACGTAGCGGATGTACCGTCGTCTTTAATTGCGTAGCGCAGGCCGTCTTCAGCATCATAATAGGGAAGGTTTAAGAAGTTACCAACGTCCCCGCGGTCTAGATTAAGTTTTACCTGCTTGGGGAATATCTCACTGCCGCCATAACCCAGTGCCGCCGATATATTCTGCAACGTAGCTTGCATATCCTTTGCGTCTACAGGAGCCGTGGTAAATAAAAAGCAATGCGCCCCGCCGGATTTTGATCGGCACACAACAAGAGGCAGCTTGAGCTTCCGTATTTTCTCTACAAGAAGCTTGTGGTCCAGCGGGTACTGATCAACGTCCACGCACCCCCAAACACACATGTTATCTTCGTTAATAGGTATAATTCCTATACCCTGTCCTTTGCCGGAAAGGTGACCTTCCCATAGAGCCGTGGTCCGCGGTTCGCGCACAATGGTGGCTTTACCGGTGTTCTTTCCGTTAGACTGCGTCTTTTCAATTTTATATGTGCCATAGGCTAACGCTAACCCATCAAATATGGCAGAAAACTTTTCTACAGACATGATGCCCCCAAAAGCAAGGAAGGGGCGACGTTATAACGCGCGTTATAACGCCACCCCAACTGTTTAGAACGGTACGTCGTCAGAGCTTCCGGCTCCGCCCACGGTTTCGTCCTGATGCTTTACAACAACTTCGCCGTCAGTGATGCTCTTGGCAAAGTCCTTTGCACGGTTGTAGATCGACATGTCCTGAACAGGTCCAATGCGGCTTACTTCCCAGCCGTGCCAGCTACCCTTGCTATTTTCTTCCAAGGTCGTCTTCAAGTTGTAGACGTGGCTAAAACGTGGCGGCGTAAACGGTCCGTTCTTGCCCTGCATGGTCAACGAAGAAATCATGCTGTTCCATTTTCTGGACTTCTTGAGTTGCGTTGACTTCATTGCGACTAGCGCAGTTTCGGCGGCCCCGTCCTCATGTAGCACGATAACGTAGTGCTGATGAGTTTCTTCAATGTACTGACCCGATCCGTCTTGGACGTATTCACGATGATCCGTTGCATCGCGTTTGGTTTGGGGCATAGCCTCTCCCGGAGAGTATACCGCCACAGGAGCCCCTGTCCCCTCACCCAACGGTGCCCATTGGATGAACCGTCGCTGGTAGGCTACCGGAATTACTTTTAATCCGTCCTTGCCCTTTGACACCTGACCAGAGACAGTGTTGTAAATGTCGCCTTTACGGGCTTCCTCTAAGGTGTCTAGCTCCTTACTCATGCCGCCCAAAATCTTCAAGAACGGTAGTGCAAGATCGTCTTGGCCCATGTTCTCCAATCCGACACCAGCGTCATCTTCAAACATTGTTGGGTCAAACTGGATAATTTCAGCAGACTTCTTTTCGGCTACTTCGTTTTTCTTTTCAGCCATTTTATTTGCTCCTCTTAATAATAGCTCGTTGTCCGACATAGGCTCCGAATAACTCCATTGGGAAGTCGTCACCATTTTCAATACGTTCCTTGACAAAGGCACGAAGCGTCGTGTGGTGGATACCCGTGTTTTGCTCCGCAAAGAAACCTTCTTTTTCGGCAAAGGCTTTGAAAGCCGACGCTTTGTCGTCTTCCCCTCGGCCAAACGTACACGCAACAGTATTTTTAATGATGTCGTCATACCCGTTCTCCCGAAGCCACTCGTAAGCCGCCGGTCTGTTGTCCACAAGGATGTTAGCTCCATACTGTGGCTTGATGCTAACCTCTGAGCCATCATCAAGTTTCATGCTAGTCAAACCAATTTCGGCTAGCATTGTTGGCAAATCCTCATCCGTCAACTTCATCAAGGCGCGTTTTTCGTTCTTGAGCTTTTGCTCAAGTTCGTTAACTTCTGCCTCTTTGTCACGGATTGCTCTCGCCATTCCAGCAACTGTAGTTAAGTCGCCTTGGTCCAGTTTTTCAACTGAGGTAGCCATCTTCTCTTCAAAGTCAGCTTCCATTTGGTCAAATATATTGCTCATCGCAATCTCCTTTTTAAAGACTCGTTTCCGGTCTTGACATTGTCATATATATGCTTATATTATCTCAGTGTCAAGGAGAAAAAACATGCGGGAATATAAATTTAAAACTGAGCCTTTTGATCACCAGCGTCGTGCCTTACAAGATTCGTGGGCCGCGGACTATTATGCGCTGTTCATGGAGATGGGAACAGGTAAGTCCAAAGTGGCTATCGACACTATGGGTGTCTTATATAAAGCCAAGAAGGTGGGTGCGGCATTGATACTAGCGCCTAAAGGGGTGTATGACAACTGGGTACAAGGAGAAATACCTACGCACTTGCCGGACGACATAAAGCGGAGCATTGTGCGTTGGTCTCCATCAACGTCTAAAAAATTCCAAGAAGAAATGAAAGAGTTGGTGTACGAGCCTTTTGACGGGCTAAAAATATTTGTAATGAATATCGAAGCTCTTTCTACGCCGCGGGGCACAAAAGCTGCGTATGCTTTTCTTTGTAAAAACCCGGCTAACATAATGATTGTGGATGAGAGCACGACGATTAAAAATCGCAAGGCCACTCGTACAAAGAATGTGATGATGTTGGCTAAAGAAGCTAGATACAAACGGATCTTAACAGGCTCTCCTGTCACCAAGTCCCCGATGGATTTGTTCAGCCAGTGTGCGTTCTTGTCGTCAGACGCTTTAGGTTTTAACAGCTACTATTCTTTTCAAAACCGTTACGCGCTAGTACAAAAAAGAAGTATGGGGTCTCGCGCTTTTCAAGAGATTGTTGGCTATCGGCGGCTGGACGAGCTCAACCTTAAACTAGATCGGTTCAGTAACCGCGTTCTGAAAGAGCACTGCCTTGATCTGCCGGACAAGATGTACGTTCGCAGGGACGTACCTTTGACCTCGGAGCAGGAAAAAGCATACGTGCAGATGAAAAAGCTGGCGTTAGCCATGTTAGATAACGGCGATTTAGCCACCACAACCAGCGTCTTGACACAAATTATGCGCTTGCAACAGATATGCTGTGGGCACATTCAGTCCGACGAAGGGGAAACAGTTACT